AAGACCGAGTGGACTCAACAGACCGCCTGGGTGTTCTCAGGACTCGGGCGAGCCCTGCCCCCACCTCCACCAAAAGCGGATGCGGAAGCGGAGCTCGAAAAATGGGCAAAACGCCTATTTGACAAGCCCCCAGAAATCAGCCAGGAAACACTTGATGACATCTACAACTATGTTCTAGGCGTCATGTCTCGGTTACGCGCAAGACACCAGAAGAATAAAGTGGCGCCGCTGCTCAGCGGACGCGCAAAACTTAACTCATCTGCCACCCTTGAAAAGAGCCGCATGAAAGGGGGAGCATTCGAGTACTACCGAAACCGAGCTCTTCAGGAAGAGATCAAGGTCACGGAAGCAACTCCGCTGGGTAGTTTCCCGTTTGTCGACCGGACACCAAAAGAGTCCAAATGGTCAGTTGACAGGATTACCCAAGAAACCCGCCGGTTCCAAAATATTGACGGGATTTCTCTCAAAGAGATGACATTGGATAGGTTCCTCCGCAATCCTGATAGCAGGAACGAGAAGATTCATGATCAACAAGTCACCGAAGAGGCGAAGCCGGCTATCGACCCTTCTTGGTCAGAAGGGGAACGGGCTCGGGCGACATCGCGCGTAGTGAATTCAATCATCGAGGACGACATCATCCAATACATCCGTGCTGGCGTTGTGCCACGGATCAAGCCCCTTGTCCTGCGCGAACGCGGGTCCAAGTTTCGATTAGCTACCATTTCAGAAGCGCCGTTAATTGTTGCAGGCCAACGCCTGAACACGGCACTACTCACCCTCCTCCGCGGACTTCGCACCGCGGATTACACCCTCAAGGGCCGGACCGACGTGCCCGATCCCATCAAAGAATCAGTGGCTGCGATAGGCCACCGTGAAGACTTCGAATTTCTCTCGGCTGACCTCTCGGCCGCCTCGGACTACCTTACACACGACGTAAACCAAGCAGTTTGGTCGGCGATTTGGGAGTCACTGAAAGACGATTTCCCCTCATACTACGAACAAGTCGGAAACCTGCTCATAGGTGAGATGATTCTTGATGATGATGGGTGCCCAGATTGTCTAACACAGTACAAAGGTAAGCTGTCGCAAAGAGGAGCCCTCATGGGACTCCCCCTCGCTTGGCCTATCCTCACACTGGTAAACGACTGGGCAGCTGCACGTGCCCAGGCACCGGAAGGGTTGTTATCACCTGCCTTTGTTACTTGTGGTGACGATATGGGAGCAGCCTGGACGCGCCAGGCATCCGACAGATATCTTCAGAACATCAAAGACGCAGGTCTAGTCCCCAACGTCCAGAAATCGTTCCGGTCTCCAACCGGGTTGATATTCGTGGAACGTCTGATCGTCAAGGAAGCGGCAAGAGTCCAGAAACTCCCACCGCTCACGACAAAACCAGGGGAAAAGGCTGCAATCCCTGAAGATCCAGACTTCCTTGTTCATCAGAGGGCTTCGATCGTGCGACGGCCGACAATGTCGGCAATCGCAGCCGCCAAAAATATGATGGCGGAAAAGTCCACTGCTCCATTGTGGCTCTCACTACCAGCAACGCTTCGCGAGGAGTATGCGAAGGCGTCGCCCCGCTGGCGGAAGGACAGGGTCCTTCAGGTCGCGAGGAAACTACACCCGAACGTGTTCAGGATGTACGATGGAAGTAAGATGCCACTCCATTGGCCACAAGCCCTGGGTGGCTGGGGTCTCCCGGGTTCTCCCGACGCTCCACGGACGTACCGGAAGGCGGCGGCGTCAATCCTCAACGGGAATGACGATCTCTTGAAGAACCTCTCAAACGCTTTCTTGTTGTCAGGCGCACCCGAACACGCAAAGAAGCACATCGATCTCCT